CCGGCGACCTCAAGGGCAAGCCGTACCGTCTGGATGACGAGAAGAAGGCGCTGATTTTTCGCGCCTATGAGGTTTTCCCCCGCAATCACGCTCGTGCTGGTCAACGTCGATTCAAGGACGTTGTAATTTCGCTGCGTAAGGGTACGGCTAAGACGGAGTTTGGCGCGGCGTTCGCGTTTCTCGAGCTTCACCCTGACGCTGAGGTGCGCACGGATGGGTGGCGCAAGGAGGGTAAGGAGTGGGTGCCTGTTGGGCGTCCGGTCAATGACCCGTTTATCCCAATGGTCGCCTACACGGAGGAACAGACTTCCGAACTTGCCTATGCAGCACTGTTCACGATGGTCACGGAGGGACCCGACGCGGATCTTTTCGACGCCGGCCTCGAGCGCATCATTCGGCTCGGCGATCATGGGCAGGCTGACGGCAAGGCGCTCGCCCTGGCTGCTGCGCCTGACTCTACTGACGGCGCCCGCACGACGTTTCAGCATTTCGATGAGACTCACCGCTTCACGTCGGATCGGCTGATCGCTGCTCACGAGACGATGCAGCAGAACATTCCGAAGCGTGCGCTGTCTGATCCGTGGTCGTGCAAGACGACGACCGCGTTTCAGCCTGGCGAGGGTTCCGTGCACGAGATGGATTACCGGCTGGCTGAGGACATTCAGAAGGGCCGCGCGAAAGACGCATCGTTCTTCTTCTTCCACCGGCACGCGGGCGATTCGCACGACCTCGAGACCGAGGACGGGTTGCGCGCGGCGATCGTTGAGGCTTCGGGGCCGGCGATCATGGCATGGCCAAATTCTGACAGCCAAGTTGAGACGATCGCCTCGCTGTATGGCAAGGCGAAACGTCGAGGCAATGAGGCGTATTGGGAACGGGTGTGGCTCAATCGGCCTACTCAGTCCGACTCTAAGGCGTTCAATCTCGATCAGTGGAAAGCAATGGCAAAGGGATTGCGGCCCGAGAAGGGCGCGGCAATCACTATCGGGCTGGACGGTTCCCGTTGGCGAGATGGCACGGGGATTATCTGCACGGATGTTCTGCGGAATTTCCAGTGGAAACAGGCCCTGTGGACTGTCTCAGATTCTCAGCCTGAAATCCCGATCGATGAGGTTTCGGCAGCAATCGATGAGGTGTTCGCCGACTATAACGTGATCCGGTTCTACTACGACCCCGCGTTCGGTTGGGGCGATGGCCCAGGGCAGGTGTGGGAAGGCAAGTACGGCAAGAAGGTTGCACGGTTCGAGACGGGTTCACGCTCGGTTCGGAAGATTGCCGATGCCACCACGTCTTATTCCACTGCCGTTCGGACTGGCGCATTCAGCCATGACGGCGACGAAGAGTTCGCCGAACATATTGGCAATTCGCACCGCTACTACTTCAAGGGCCGCTATGACGACGAGGGCCAGCAGCTTTGGGCGCTCGGCAAAGGCCCTGGCACACCGCCGCCACTGATGGACCTCGGAGTTTGCGGGGTTCTGTCGTGGCAGGCAGCGCTCGACGTGATCGCGTCGGGTGAATCACTCGAACCGGCTGATACCCGGCTTGTATTTTTCGGACGCTAGGAGGCCCTGATGGCTGCGATTGCCCAGCCTTTGAGCACGCTCAAACCTGAAGAGATGGCGCTTGTAATTGAGTTGCAGCGGAAGGTCCTCGGATCTCGTGCGCTCGACATCAAGCATGAACGGTACTACGAGGGGCGCCAGCGTCTTGCATTGCTAGGTATCGCGGTTCCGCCCGAGCTGGCGGGCTTTGAGACTGTCGTGAACTGGCCGCGGGTGGGTGTCGATGAGGTTGAACGCCGCATCGATCACCGTGCATTCGTGCGCCCGGGCGAGGATAAAGCAGACGACGAGTTGCGCGCTGCTTCCGAGGCCAACAACCTCGAGTCCGAGCTGCCACTGCTGCACCGCCAGGTCCTGAAATTGGGCCGGGGGTTCACGTCGATCTCGACCAATCCTGACAATGCTGAGATGCCGCTTATCACGGTGGAGTCGGCGCGTGAGATTGCGGTCAACGTTGACGCCAGCACGCGGCGCATCACTGCGGCACTGCGGCTCTACAAGGATGACTCGAGCCTGTCGATGTTCAACATGGCTACGCTTTACCTTCCCAATGCGACCCTCTGGCTCACGAGCACCTATGGCGGGTGGAAGATATACGAGCGCGACGACCATAACCTCGGTCGTGTGGCTCTGGTGATGTACCTGAACCGGCGCGAGATTGGGCGATGGTCAGGCGAGTCTGAAATGACCGACCTGATGCCGCTCACGGATGCTGCGGCCCGCTCGCTGACGAACTTGCAGCTTGCGCAGGAAACGCACGCGGTGCCGACTCGCTACGTTCTCGGCATCAGCAAGGGCGATTTCGTAGACAAGGACGGCAATCAGCTCCCGGTCTGGGAATCGTACATGGACCGTTTCATGGCGACTGCCAACGAGAACGCGAAAATCGGCCAGCTCGAAGCTGCCGACCTGTCGAACTTTCACCAGACGGTGAACTTCTACGGCAAACTCTGCTCGAGCGTTTCCGGTCTGCCGGCGCGCTACTTCGGGGATAGTCCGTCGAACCCTGCTACTGAGGGTTCCATCCGCGCCGATGAGTCGCGGCTGGTGAAGAATGCCGAGCGCAAGATGTCCGACTGGGGATCTCAGCACGGACTGACCATGGCTTTTTGGCTGCGGTTCAAGACTGGCAAGTGGGTAGACGGGAACCGTGTTTCGACTCTCTGGTATGACGCCGGCACGCCGACGTTTGCACAGCGGGCCGACGCATTGCAGAAGCTTGCAGGCGGTAAGCCGTTGATCTCGCGGGAAGGTGCGTGGGACGAGATGGGCTGGTCTGAGGCCCGCAAGGATCGCGAACGGCAGTATTTCACTGCCGAGAACGTCGATCCGTATCTTGATTCTGCGCTGAGGCCGATGTCGGATGCTGCCACAGTCAACTAGCGATCATTATCAGGAGCAACGGAAGTTCAGCACGACCGCCGCATCTCAAATAAAGGGGTTGTGGGCGGGCGTGGGGCAGGACTTCGACGCTGACTGGTACCCGCGAATCGCGCAGGCAGCGGCGGTGCTCAAGGTGTCGCAGGCTGCGGCCGCGGTCACGTCTGCCGCATACACCCCCGCACTCATGTATGAGACGGGCGTAGAGGCGGCACCAGCGGGCGATATTGTCCCCGGCGCATTCGTGGGCGTGAACAGGTACGGGCAGGCCGTAGAGGACACGCTAGCGGGTGCGACGACGACAGCGAAGAACTACGTCGGGCGCGGCTACTCCCCCACTGCTGCGCGTGACATGGCCTCAAACTGGCTGACGGCCATGACGCTTACCGTCGTCGCTGACACGGGCCGCTCTGCTGTCTCGGCTGACATCGCCCAGCGCCCGACACTAACCGGATATGTTCGGATGCTCAACGGGCCGTCATGCTCGCGGTGCATCGTGCTTGCCGGTAAGTGGTTCCGGTGGAATGAAGGATTCCAGCGTCACCCGCAATGCGATTGCCGGCATATTGCGGCCAAGCACGAGTCATGGGCGCAATCGGAGGGATTCGTCACGGACCCCTACGAATCGTTCAACGGGCTTGATTCGGCAGCTCAGGACAAGACGTTCGGCGCTGCCGATGCCCAGGCGATCCGCGACGGCGGCGACATCTACCGGGTTACGAACATTCGGACTCGCGGGCTCGCTGACGACGTGCTAAAAAACACGGCGGGGCGAAACCGAGGCCGACAGTCGCGCCTCTATAACACGCCCTCACGCATGACCGTTGACGACATTTACGCTGTAGCCGGCAACGATCGCGCGATGGCCGTGTCACTCATGGAGCGCGAAGGGTTCATCACTGGCCCACAGGTCGTCGGCGGCAACATCAAGGGCCGCTATTTCGAGGGCTACGCAGGCTCAATGGGCAAGGGTGGCGCTAACAAGGGTGCCACGATCGCGTTCCAACGGGCGCAGGCTACCGGTGTTCGTGACCGCTACTCCCCGGACTCGCGCGTGTCCTTTGACTCGGCCACCCAGACCGCCGCTGAACGTCGGTTGCATACGGCGTACTTGAATCAGCGCGCCGTCAATGGGGGCCGTAACCCGTTCACGGCGAACACTCGTAGGCAGCCGCTTACGCCCGAGATTCGCAAGACCGTCCAAGACGACTACTTCAACGTCGTAGCGGATCTTGCAAACCAGCCCGATCAGGTGCGCCGTTTGGCGCGTCTGCTCGGGATGAACTGAGATTTCCGGCCCGCACGGGCAGGTTAACCCAATAACGCCGAAGACCGCACGGTCGTTACTCGGCATCCCGCAAGGGAAAGGAATAGCAATGCCAATCAAGAGGATTTTCGGTCCTTCCGCGCCGTCCAAGCTCGCCATGATGGGGATTCGATTTATCGATGGCCCAGACGGCGCGCTCCCCGCGGGGCCGGTTGAACCTGTCGCGCCAGTCGAGCCAGATCCGGTCGTTCCTCCTGAGGATAAGACGGACTGGAAGGCCGAGGCCCGCAAGTGGGAGTCCCGTTCCAAGGAAAATTCGGCCGCTGCACAGCGCGTCGCGGACTTGGACGAAGCAAGCAAGACCGAGGCGCAGAAGCTCGAGACTCGTGCAGCCAAGGCGGAGGCCGAGCGCGACACGAATGCCTCCGAGTTGGCGAAATACCGAGCGGCCAGCAAGCACGGAATCACCGAGAAGGAACTTTCCCTGTTGACGGGGAAGACCGAAGCAGACCTGGAAGCTCAGGCGCTGGCAATTCTCGGCATCCGCGGGCCGGTTGGTCCTGTTGTTCCAAAACCTGATCCGTCCATTGGGCCTAAATCGCCCGCCGCACCCCGTGACCTCAGTAGTGCCGTGAAATCGCACTACGGGGCCGCGTAACCCCCTTTAGGAGCTAACCATGCCCATCACCCTGGCCGAAGGCAAAAACAACGCCACTACCGACCTTGACCTCGCCGTCATTGACGAGTTCCGCAAGACCGGAGTTATCGGCGACTCGCTGATCTTCGATGACGCGGTGAGCCCCGCTGGTGGAGGCGCAACCCTCACCTACGGTTACCGCCGCCTCATCACCCAGGCGACCGCCGACACTCGCGCAATCAACGCCGAGTACACCGCGCAGAACGTCGCAACCGCGCAGTACACCACGAACCTCGCCGTCCTCGGTGGGTCGTTCGAGGTTGACCGCGTGGTCGCTTCCATCGGTGCCGCTGCGTCCGGTTCGGTCGCGCTGAACATCTCGCAGAAGGTCAAGTCGACCAACGCGAAGTTCGCGGATCTCGTCGTCAACGGTGACACTGCCGTCGACGCCAACGGGTTCGACGGACTGGACAAGGCTCTCACCGGATCGTCCACCGAGTTCCGCGCGAATGTCGTGACCAACTGGACCGACTTTGACACCAACTCGCGGGCCGAGCACGTCGCCCTGGATGCCATCGATGAGTTCCTGTCGCTGCTCGATGGCGCCCCGACCATCATCATCGGTAACGCCAAGACGCTCGCTCGTGTGCGTGCCGCTGCACGTCGCGCCGGCCAGTACACCAAGAGCCCTGTTGAGGGTCTGCTCGACGCGAACGGCCGCCCGGTCACTCGCGAAACCTACGGCAACATCATCTTCGGTGACGCCGGCGACAAGGCTGGTTCCTCCAGCCCGATCATCCCGATCCGCGCTGCAACCGTCAACGCGGTCGCGCAGACTGGCCTGAGCGACCTGTACGCCTACCGTGTCGGCCTTGACGGCTTCCACGGCGTGTCCACGGTCGGCGGTCAGATCGCACAGACCTGGCTCCCGGACTTCTCCACGGCTGGCGCTGTGAAGAAGGGTGAGGTCGAGTTCGGCCCCGTTGCCGTTGCTCTCAAGGCGACCAAGGCGGCCGCTGTGTGGCGGAACATTAAAATTCAGTAATGGCGAAGGTTACCGCGCCAGTCAAGGCATTCACCGGAACCGTCATTGGCGTTGTGTTCGCCGATGGTTCCGGTACTGCCGAGACGGAATCACAGATTGCCTACTTCGAGCGGCAGGGCTACACGGTGGAAGCCGCGGCCAAGTCTCTCGATGACAACACGAAGGCCGAGCTTGAGGCGATCGCCACAAGCGAGGGCGTCGAGTTCAAGAGCCCGATCA